ACCGACGATCGCGGCGCGTATCGCATCGGCACGCTCGAGCCGGGCGAGGCCGACGCGCACTATGCCGAGGACTGCGCTGCGCTCCTGGCGCTTTATCAGGAGGCGCGCGCCGTCGCCTTCGGGGCCGGCCGGGCGATCCGGATCGAGGAGCGGCTACGGCTGAAATGAGGCCAAAAACGGCCTGTAACGTCCTAACTGTGCCTGGCTGCGCGACTTACGAAATCCGCCGGATTCCCCTCGCAATCCTTAGCGGTGTGCTATACAATACAGGCATGGATACGAGAGACGGAAACAAGGCCCCGAGCAAGGAGACGACGATGGACGCGACAGCATACGCTGCAGCGCAGGAGTGGATCGACACGGACCCTCAGTCGATCGATGGAGACATCGCGCGGCTTGGGATCGACGGGGCGGCTGTGTACGAGATGGATCTGATCTCCGACTGCGGGTCGTCAGGCGATGACCGGTGGGGCGCCATCACCCTGGAGGCGATGGCCGAAGCCCTTACAGAGCGCCTTGTGGGTCGCGTCCGCGAGGCGGCCCGCGAGGTAGGCCAGCGGGTCGGGCGTGCCATGGCGGCGGACGTGCTCCGCGAGGACATGCCGCGCGAGTGGACTGGGATCGACGCGCAGGACGGCGACCAGTTCACTGCCGCGGGGATCGCGGTGGATACGCCGGAGTGGGAGGAGGCACTGGATGCGGCGCGGGTCGCGTACCTGGCGGCCCTCGCGGAGCGGCGGGAGGAGGTGCGGCCGTGACGCGCTACTCTGCGAGGCACTACCAAGCTGTCGGCGGGGGCGCCGATACCCCTGAAGCCGTCCGCGAGCGCACGCGCCACCGCGCGATCTGCGAGCAGGCACACCGCGAGTGCATGGAGAGATACCCTGTGCTCACAGCGCAGAACGCGGGAGAAGCTATCGCCTGGCAGGAGGCACGGATCGCGGAGCTTACTCATGCCCGCTGACCACCTCACCCAGTTCAACGTCCGCCTCGACCCGCGAACGCTCACCCTGATCGCCAGCCTCACGCGCCGGCTCGGGGTCAGCCAGGCGGACGTGATCCGGCTGGCGATCCGCGCCTACGACGAGGCGCACGCGGGACGCCCGCGCGGACGACGCGCGCACGCCACGAAATTCACAACACCGGCCACGCCGGAGAAGGACTGTCCATGCTGAACCTGTCTGCCACCCTGTCGGATGTCGCGGCCCTCGTCGGTCGCGTCGACCCCCACGCGCGGGCGCCCGCGCGGCTTCGTCGACGCCATGACGCGCGTCCTCCGCACGCACGGCGGCCCGCTCAAGCCGGCTGCCATTCGCGACGAGATCCTCAAGCGCGAGGCGCGCGGCCGGAAGCCGACCGTTGTCCTCACGCAGGTCTACAACACGGCGAGCAAACGCCCGCATGAGTTCGTGCGCGGCCCGGAGGGGATCAGCCTCAAGTAACTCGCGCCTATCGCGCGCCTGGCCGAACGGCGTTAGAATCCACGGGGTATGGGAACTTCATACCCCAAGGACGTACGCGACCAGGCGCGCGAGAAGTGGGTTTCTGGCGACGCCAACATAAGCGCAATCGCTCGCCTTTTCGGCATTCAGCGCGGCACAATCCTCCGCTGGCGCGCCGAGGAGGACTGGGACGGGCTTCGGAACGAGGCGGAACAGGAGTCACACGCTAGAGAGGTGGAGACCCTCGTCCAGAAGCGCCAGGCGTTTACCGCCAACTGCCTCCAGCTCTGGGCATTCCTACACGCGCAGATGTTCCTGCGTGCCAAACGCTACGGCACGGACAAGAAAATGCCCATGGACGAGGCGATCGACATGGCCAAGGTGCTCGCCGCCGTGGAGACCGGATACTTCATGGCGCTTGGCGTCGATCCGAAGCTCGAGGCGAAGATGGCCGTCGATACCTCGCCGCGCCGGGTCATGGTCGAGTACGACCCGCAACCGGGTGTCTTCGACTACGCGCGCTCGAACGATAGCGGAAACGGCGCCGGCAACGACGAGGACGCCGATCCGGAACTAGGCGGGGCGTAGCGCGTGCGGGCGCCTTTCAACCGGGCGTTCGCGCCCGAGCGCAGCCGACGGAGCCCGAAGGTCCGTGTGCGATTCGATTACAACCCGTTCCCTCAGACGATCGCGCTCCACCAGGCCGGCGCATGCTTCCGGGAGCGCGTGGCCGTTACCGGCGCGCGTGGCGGGAAGACGACAGCCGGCGTCGCCGACGTCCGACACCATGCGCTCGATCAGCCGGGCCATGACCTTGAGGACGTGGACCGCGGCGAGCCGTACTCGATCTTCATAGGCGCGCCGGATTACCCTACGGTCAAACGCGTTATCCTGCCGGCGTTCTTGCGTGCTATCCCACAGGCGATAATCGCCAAGCCGTACCACCATACGGATCACCTGGTGAAGATCCACGGCCGCCGCGGAATCACGGACGTTTACTTTCTCACGTCGAAGTTCCCCGATACGTGGCAGGGGGTGAAGGCCAACTTCGTTTGGCTCGACGAGTTCGCGCGGCTGAAGGAGCAGATGTACGACGAGGCGCGCACACGGCTCATGGACAGGCGCGGGGATCTCCTCTTGACGAGTACGCCGCATGGGCAGAACTGGGTTTACGATCGGATCTACAAGCCCTGGAAGGACGATCAGGAGCGGATCAAGCGCGGCGAGGAGCCGAAGCGGAAGGATCTCTACTTCACCACGTGGAGGACGATCGACAACGCGCGGCTAACGGAGGGCGCGAGCGAGGAGATCGAACGCCACCGGCAGACCATGCCGGCGAAGTATTTCAAGCGGACATACGAGGCTTCATGGGACGCGTTCGAGGGCCAGGTTTACGAGGAGTGGTCCGAGCAGGTGCACGTTGCGGCAGCCGCCGACTACATGTTTATCATCTCCAACCGCAACGTCGGCAAGGGGAAGAAGGTCGTACGTCTGGCACGCACTATTGCTGGCGTTGACTGGGGCTCGACGAAGGACCACAAGGGCGTGATCCTCGTGCTCGGTAAGTCGGTCCAAGGTATCTGGTACGTGCTCGAGGAGTCGGTGGCGCCGATCCCGGGAGAGGAGGAATCTATCCTCATACGTGGCCGAACCATGCTTGAGGACTCGTGGACACGCAGGGCGCTCGAGTTACGCGCCAAGTGGAGGATCGACACCTTCTATTGCGATCCTGCGGCGCCGGCTAACCTACGCATGCTGCGCGAGGCGAACCTTCAAGTTGAGGCGGCGCTGAACGCGCATGCCCCTGGGCTACAGTGCGTGGCGCGGTTCCTTCACGTGGACGACGACGCGCTGGCGCATGGCGATTCGTCCACACGCCTACAGGTGCTGGATACGTGCGAGACGACGATCGAGGAAATCCGGAACTACCACTGGAAGGATGGTAGCCGCAAGGAGGAGCCGGAGAAGGTAATGGACGACACAATGGACGCCCTGCGCTATGCTCTGTACACTTCTGAGGAACGGGGCGTCACAGGGCGTAAGGCCAATTTCGACTTCGCGTGAGGTGGTAAGGTGCCGAAGATGACGAGGCGGGAGCTACTGGAGCAGCAGCAGGCGGCAGGGAGGCTGCCACCTGGGTTCAATATCGAAGCGGCGCTCCAGTCGAGGAAGGCCAGGCCGGCCATGGCGCCGGCCGACCCGCGCGCGCCGTTCAGCCAGCCGCCTATGCAGCCGGCCGGTACTCGTGGGCGCCAGAACGTCGTCGTGGCGCACCATGGCGGGCATGGGAACGAGCTACTGACGATCGCTGCGCGCGTCAACGCCGTGGCCGACGGCGCGGCCAAGGAGGCTGCAGCGGCGATCGAGGATCTGGCGGCCAAGGTCGAGGCGCTGACCAGCCGAATCGCCGAGGTTCAGGCGGGCATGACGGCGCTGGAGGGCGCCGTGGCTGCCGCCGAGTCGCGTCTCGCGGCGGCGAACGCCGTTGTCCTCTCGCCGGTCATTGCCCATGCGCCAGTCCCGGACGCCGTGGATCTGCGCTCGCCCTTGAGCTACACCGAGGAAGAGGCCAACCCAGTTGCCTGACCCCGTCTACGGCAGCCCGATCGGCGGCCAGCTCAACACGCCCGGCGCAGCGGCTCCGACGCTCAGTTACGGGTCCTCGGCGTCTGCCGCCGAGTCGAATCCCGACATGCAGCTCTTCGAGGCGCTGTCGGCTACGCACCCCGACTACATGGCATGGGAGGATCGCTGGCGCACGTATCGCGACTGCGTGGACGACGCCGAGTTCCAGAAGGAGCATTACCTCTTTAAGAACGAACGCGAGCACGACGATCAGTATGCGTTCCGCGTGCAGATCGCCGAGTTCCTGCCCGACACGCCGTCCTACGTCGATCGGATCGTCGGCGCGCTCTATAACGAGAAGCCGAAACGAGATCTCAAGGTCCATAAGGATCTCGTCAAGTGGGTAGATCGTGTGACCCTCGCACGCAACTCCTCGCTCTCGAGCATGGACGACTACATGCAGCGCACGATCCGGACGCTCATTACGTACGGATCGACGCGTACGCTCGTGACGACGCGCACGCCTCCGCCGTCACCGGACGGATCACCCGCGACGCGCGCTCAAGAGCAGGCGGCCGACGCGCGGCCGTACCTCGTCCACTACACGCCCCTCAGCGTCATAGATTGGGACGAGGACGAGAGCTACGAGCTGACAATGGCGCGGATCAAGGAGCAGTATTGCAGAAAAATCGACCCGACTGACCCGCGCTCGCCGCATGTCAAATACGTGAAGTTCATTCAGTACGATCGACTCGAGGCTCGCTGGTGGGTCTTCTCCGAGGACCCGGAGAAAGAAGGCCAGTGGAAGAAGGCCGAGGAGGAGAGCGCAGCGCACGGCATGGGCGTCGTGCCGTTGGTCGTCCGCTACTGGCCCGATTGCTACAAGAGCATGATCGGTCAGTCCTTCATTCGCTACATGGCGCGTGCCGAGTTGTCGAAGTTTCGGAGCGACTCCGACCTCGATTACGACAGCCATATGCACGCCCACCCGGCTCTGGTACTGGAGACGAACGCCAAGGCAGCCGGCGACGTCGTAATCGGTGGTGGTCGCTATATCAAGCTTAAGCTCGGGGACGGGCCTCAAGGGGCCCCGGGCGAGAAGGCCTACTATCTCGAGTACCCGACACCGGCGCTGGACGCCCTGAAGCAGGTGATCGAAGACAAGCGTGCCTCGGTCCGGCGCTACGCGGCAGTCGATCCGTCGGCGGCACTCGACGAGACGCAGCCGACGCAGGCCAGTGGGATATCGAAAGCCTGGAGCTTCGGCACGAGCGAGGAGCGCGTGCTCTCGTCCCTGGCCGACGCGGCGGCTG